ATCTTCGCTTTCGTAAGCCAGTCGACGAACCACTTCTCGTGGTAAGTTCCTTTGTTCTTGTTACGGTTTGCCATTTGTCCTCCTCATAGCAATGAAGGCAGACATACCAATGCTTCTCGTAAGTAGCTGCGCCATTGTTTTTAAGTATTGCAACGAACCAAGTGGTAGTGGTTTGACACGCAATGCAATCAATCGCGCTTTTTGACTTCGATGTCATAGCCTAAAGCATCCAGCCAACACATCAGCATGAATCCAGATGGGATACGCTTCTGTGCTTCCCACTTGTGGATCAGTGATACAGTGCATCCGATTTTATGAGCTAATGCTTCTTGGCTTAAACTTAGCTCGTACCGAGCGTCGGTTAATATCTTTACCAGAAGATCGTAGTCTTTCGGTATGCTCACGGGCTTGTTGTATCGAGTGAAGTTCTTCGATAGCATTGATTACTTTCACTGCGGTATCGTATCTCAGTTCGGTGTCTCCGTTTATTGATCTATAATAAGTAGACGTTGGAACGCTGGCTCGTTTGAAAGAGGTGAGCAGAGAGATGTCTGTTTCCTCTGCTCTATCTTGTAGGTGTTTTAGATACGACTTCATACTGCACTAATGCAGCAAGTTACTCATCGTTGTCAAGATCCTCTGGTTCTATTTCAATCTCACAATCACCGTTGCAATTAAAGCAAGTGTCTTTGTACTCTTCTTCGTAGCCTACATCGACATCGAAACCTTGCCTAATAAACCTAGTGTAAGTCAGAGTGCCATGACCGTAGCACTCTGGGCATTCAATATGGGATGTGGTCATCAACATCTGGTATGTCATGGTTGTCCTCCCAAGCTTTGGTTGCACGTTGCAGAAACTTCTCACGATTAAAACGTGGATTAGTTTTCTCTAGCTCATCAGCTATTGAGTGTAGGTGAGAGGGCCAACCTACCATTGGCCCAATCGTGTCTGCAATAAATTCATAGTGTTGTTTACTCATTCGCATTTTGCATCTCCTTAACTTTACGTTTCAACGTTGCGAGCATTTCATCTAACTCTGCTAAAAGTTTCTTCATGCCATCTCCGTCCATTGTTTTGATTTCATTGCGCTGGCAATCTGTAGTTCACGATTGTATTTAGCAATCTCTGGTTTGCGCAGATCTTGTGTGTGCGTAGCCCAATAAGTAAGGCAGTTGTATAGCGCCCACTTATTGGAGCCGAGGCTGCTGCGCTCGTCGATCCAAATACTTAGCAAGTTTTCCAGTTGCTTTTCGTTGGTCTTGGTGACTGACTGCTGGCGTGTGAATGCTTTGCAGACAGTCTTCTTAAAGAAGTTCTCGATCTGTGGTTGCTCTAGCTTGGTGTGCATCCAGCTTTGCCAGACATCCTTGCGAGATTGAAAGTGTTCAAGGCCATTGATTACCTTGGCTGCTGCGCCTTCGACGTTGATCGATGCAGTGTGCTTGTATCTACTGCGCGCTACTGTGTCCGGTGTGGTGCAACCATTGAGGCACCATAGCCGTAAGCCATTGGCTTGCTGAGAGAAAGACCAAGATGCATCGTAGCTATTGAAGAAGCTGACTCTGAACTTAACGTAGTCACCGACTGCTGGTTCAACAGTAAGATTATTAAATAGTATTTCACCTCTTAGTTTGCGACCGTCTTCAAGCACATCGACGCTGACTTCATAATCGTCTGATAGATCTGCTGTCTTGATCCCATCGAGAACTGAGTTGACTACATCATCGTGCGATACAATCTTGTAGCGTGAACCATGTACGCCTAACACCTGATCGGTGTCGGTACGCACAACAGCTTGATGACCAGCAATGATATTGCCAAGCTGATCATGGATTGGTTGTTGCTCAACTGGAAAGTTGAAGTCGTTCATTGAGAAATGTTTCATGCTATACCTCCTCTAGTTTTGCATGTATTTCTGCAAAGCATGTTATGATTTGCCTTAGTGAAATGGGCCGTCTGAAATCTTCAGCCACGTCTAAGTTTGCATCAACAAATGAAAAGAATTCATGAAGCAATTCGATGTCATCTTTTACAAACATTACCGACACAGGTAAGTCTGCATAATCAATATAGTTGAGTTTCATGTTAGTTCTCCTTATACGTCTATAGTTATAGTTGCGTTGTTGATCTGCTCATGAATTAAATCAACAAGCTCATCTGTATAATCAGATATATCCCAGTCCTTTGGGCTTTGCTGATGCAGTTCTTCGCGCACTACTTCACGAATGTATTGCACGATCAGTGTGTTTAATTGAGTTGAATTAAGATCCATATTAGTTCTCCGTTGGTTATGTCCTGCATTATTGCAGTGACAATAGTTAAAGTCATTAGTTACCTTACGTCACTTTGTTGAGGATATAAATCTTCATAATGCATATATCTCTGAGCTATTAGCTGTAATCTTTTAAAGACAGCTTCATTCTTTTGTAGCTTTTCCAATGTTCCTAAAGCTCCATTGCATGAATCACATAGAAGATGTCGAACAACTTTTATTGAGGTGTCATGCTTATGGTCTACAACATATCTAACATGCTCATTGAATGGACGCTTACATCCATCGCAGCAATATTCTTGCCACTCTAACTGAGCATCTATCCACCTTTGATCTATGCCATAGCTTTGCTTTAATCTTTGAAACTTCTTTTGAATTGGCGTGCTTGGCATTTACTCAATCCTTTTTTGGTTTTCGTTTTGGTTTTACTTGTGGCACTTCGTGCTGGTGAATGACGCATTGTATTTCGCCATGAATTAGATCCGAGTTAAGCTCGACGTAACGGTCGCATTCTTCTGGCGAAGAGAATGCAACGAACGCAATCCAAACTGTCTTGAGCATGCTGTCTCCTAAGTTAGCAATGATAAGCATAGAAACAGTGCCGCGAAGAGCGACACTGCTGTGATGAGATCGAGTGGTGTTGGCATAACACCTCCTGTTGTAAACAAAGAAATAGGGCGACCGTTAAGCCGCCCTGATGGTTAACCCAAGATGCGCTTGAGTTCGTTGGCATCTCCAAGTCCATCTGATTTGTAAGTGCGCTTCGGCTTGTGCGTCCAAACTTCGCCTTGTGTTACCTCGGTGTAAACATTCTTGTCTGCTTCGTGACGCTCTTGAAGCTCTGCTAACTCAGCCTCCATCTTGCGATAGAGTGAGATCTTCTTGCCGATGTTAATGTCAACAACTTCCTGTCCTGCTGATTCAGCAAGGGCTGCAAGCTCGTTCTTAGTTACTGACATTTGCTCTGACTTCCATTCGATAGAATTGAAGCTGGTGTAGCAAGCATCTCTGGCAATACTTATGCGAAGATATTCATTGTGGTCACCTTTATGATGGTTAATTACCGCTAGCTTGAGATCGAAAAGTGTAGGTGTAGCGTTCTTCTTAGTCATGTCTAGTTCTCCTGTGATGTGGTGCGAGGACTATCCCCGCACGGCGACTTGAAGCACGGAGCAGAAACGCCCAGAGGCGCTTGCAGTTCGCAATATCCGAGGAACGAGTGTTGTTGCGAACTGTTTCTGCCCGATGCTCAACAAAGACGGGCAGGGGATAACCGCAGCCTCCACTCACAGGGGAACGCCAGACATGCCTAAGACAGGACGATGCGCCTTAAGCTTTTCGTTCTCAGGCTGGCGGTCTTTTAGTAGGCATCATTTTTAGAAGGTGGACCGCAATGAATACGCATAAGTATGGTCAGAGATCTTGCTGCCAGCTTTGGTTCTATTGGATGGCAGTCTGAGCCAGTAACTAAGGGCGGGCTTGTAGCCGAATCAGCAGGGCAGGGAGATGTTGCCATCGGCAAGTCACTCTATGCAAGATGGTGAGTTAGCGCTTCAAGTGCTCACGGAGTAGACTGTTTGCATCGGGGTGACGCAAGGCTGGGCGCATCAGCTGGAGTGTGCTTGCACGTCAGATGCGAGGAGATGCCTATGAACTAGCGTGTCTTGGCGTCACCATCTAGGGCGCTTAGCGGTTGTGCTATTTATGGTGTCAACTGGAATAATCAGGTGTGACGTAGGGTAATTAGTATAGTTACGTAACGTCACTATTGACAAGCACTGTAGAAATAGTGTCCTAATGGGGGGAGAGAGGGAGAGGGGGGCTAGTGAATGAGATATAAGCCCCAATGTATAAACAATCCTTCTTAATGATAGCTTGCTGCATCTAGCAAACACAGACGACAGCAGTTAGCTATATGTTAGTCACTGCTGAGAAGAAGGATTGATATGGTTCCTGCTAAGAAGTTAACTGATAAACAGGCTGCGCTGGTGGATATAATGGTAGCAAAAGGATTGCCTCCTGCTAAAGCTGCCATTGAAGCTGGGTATGCTGAGGGCAAGGCTGGATACGTCTCAGCTTATAGAGCTTTGAAGACAGCCCATGTGCAGCAGTACATGATGCAGCGAATGAATGAGGAGTTTGGGATTAGCGCTACTCTAGCTGTTAACACAGTGCGTAGGCTGTCACAGGGTGCTAAGTCTGAGTATGTTCAGCTTGAAGCTAGTAAGGATTTATTAGACAGGGCTGGCTACAAGCCTATAGATAGAAGCCAAGTACAGGTGGCTGGTGACATCAAGGTGAGCATAGATCTAGGGTAATTCGTTGCTGGCTATGGTGTGGCAGTGGGGGTAGGGGGAAAAGTTAGCTAGTCAGTTACTGTAATAGTCCCTCTCTCACATTATTAGCCCTAAAGGTTTGTGCATTGTCAGTTATATTTTTTTTAGTGTAGGGGTATTTCATGAGTAGGTATAAGAAGAAGCCAGAGGCACAGCCACCGCGAGCAGATATGACTGTTGTGAAGGCTGCATTGAAGAGTGTTGGATATGGTAGCGAAGAAGTATCAGAATCCTGAGGGCGGCTTGAATGCTGCTGGTCGCGCTTATTTCAAGCGGAAGGAGGGGTCTAATTTAAGGGCTCCTGTTAAGAAGACTCCTTCTAAGGAGAGTAAGGATTTTGGCCGGAAGGTTTCTTTTGCTGCTCGGTTTGCTGGCATGAAGGGTCCGATGAAGGATGAGAAGGGTCGCCCTACTCGAAAGGCTTTAGCTTTAAAGGCTTGGGGTTTTGGTAGTGTTGAGGCTGCTAGGAATTTTGCAAGGAGGCATAAGAAAAGCTGATGTGTTTTGGTGGTGGAGGTAAGAGTGCTGATCAGATGTATCAGGAGATGAAGCCAGAGGCTAAGCCTTTGCCATCTTTGAGAACTGAGAAGGTTGATCGTTCTGAGCAGATGTTGGGAGATGTTCCCAAGATGCGGAAGGGAATGAAGCGTAGAACTTTATTGGGGGGTTATTAATGCCACAAGGTAAGGGAACTTATGGATCTAAGGTTGGACGTCCTCCCAAGCAGAAGCCAAGTGGAAAGAAGAAGTAGTGGCTGAAACTGTAGAGCAGCGTTATGACCGTCTTTCTAAGGAGATGGCTAAGTTTGAGGAGATGGTTCCTGACGTTGCTCGAGACGAACCTGATGCCTCTTCGTCTGACAAGATGAAGCGTAGATATGTTAATAAGACGCGCAAGGCTGTAGAGTATTTCCGCGACAGGCATCCTAAGTATAAGAGTTTATTAAAGCAGCTTAAGTCTATTGAGGCTAAGTGGGATAAAGAAGGGAAGCATATGTAATGCCCAAAACAGAATCCGGTCGAGCAAAAACTCTTATTAAGAAAATTGACAAAGAGCTTTCTACTATTCCCGACTATAAGTTTGGTACAGTAGAGAAGGGCGCTGGTTTTGCGGCTATGTCTGATGCTGTTACTGCTCTTCGTCGCGGCATTCGCGCCCTCAAGGGAAAAGAGTCTAAAGAGTCTTTAGTTAAGAAGCGTGAGCGAATGAAGTCTTTGATTAAAGAGGCTGAAGAGTATAAAGGCGCAGAGGTTATTAAGGGGACAAGAACAATCTTGTTAAAGTGATGGCAGTTAATGAAGCTGGTAACTATACCAAGCCTAAAATGCGGAAGTCTTTGTTTAACAGAATAAAGGCTGCTAATGTTCAAGGTACTGCTGCTGGCAAGTGGTCAGCGAGGAAAGCGCAACTTTTAGCAAAGCGGTATAAGGCTGCTGGTGGAGGATATAGATAATGGCTCGCTTAAAGACCCTTTTGAAGCGCAGAGATCAATTAATGGATAAAATATTTGATCTTGCTGAATCAAACTATGAAGAGCAGCAGCAAGATTTAGCGGCTAGAGATTTTGATTCGCCCCCGTCAAGGGCGTCTAAAGAAAGAAGTAAAAAGCTTGTTATACTTAGAAAAAGAGAAGACGCATTAGACGCTGAGATAAAAAGAAAGAAAGAAAACGAAGAGAAGAAAAAACAACCCGCAAGCAAAGTTAAGCCTCGTAGAAGTGGCGGCGCTGGTGGCAGAATGATGATGCCTCAGGAATATTCTAAGCGTTCTTTGTATAAACCTAAGACGAACTAATGAAAGCTCCGCAGAAGTCATTACTTAACTGGGGCAAGCAGAAGTGGCGCACCAAGTCTGGCAAGAAGTCTAGTGAGACAGGTGAGCGTTATCTTCCTAGTAAGGCTATCGCTGCTCTTAGTAGTTCTGAATATGCAGCTACAACCGCAGCTAAACGAAAGGGTAAGGCAGCAGGTAAGCAGCATGTGGCTCAACCGAAAGCTATTGCCAAGAAAGTAAGGAAGTACAGAACATAATGGCTTGGTACACAGCAAACGATAATAAGATTTACACAGGGCCGACTCACACATTGGGCGGTACAACTTACTCTGGGGCTACTCGAACTCCTTCTTCGCGGCGACTTGTTGAAGGGCCAGACCCAAAGCCAGCACCAAAGAAGAAAGCTGCTAAGAAGTGAGCTTTATAAACACGATTAAACAAGAAGACTTGCAGCTTCTTCGTGGCATTGTACGCAAGGTGCATCTTGCTTACGTTGTGGAGAAGTTTGGTCAAAGCAGCCACTTGGTTAGTGACTCTGCTTGCGATAAGCTGATTGAAAGCATTGCGCCTGAAGTAGTGGAAGAGATGATCCGCTTTGGAGTCAACAAAGGTTATAGATGATTAACTTTAAGTACAAACCCGATGGCGATGTACTCAAGACCTTTATGAAAGATGATACCTTCTTTCGTGGCGTAAGAGGCCCAGTTGGTTCTGGTAAATCGGTTGGCTGCTGCGTTGAAGTGTTTCGCCGCGCTATACAGCAGAAGAAAGGCCCAGACGGAATACGCAAAAGCCGCTGGGCTATTATTCGTAATACCAATCCACAGCTTAGAACTACTACTATCAAGACTTGGCTGGACTGGTTTCCGGAATCAGACTGGGGCAAGTTTACTTGGTCAGTGCCATACACCCATAGGATTCAAAAGGGAGACATAGATCTTGAGGTTCTTTTCTTGGCTCTTGATAGGCCCGAAGACGTTAAGAAGCTTCTTTCCTTGGAGCTTACAGGGATCTGGATCAACGAAGCTAGAGAAATTCCTAAGAGTATTATCGATGCCTGTACGATGCGTGTTGGCCGCTTTCCTTCTATGCGTGATGGTGGGCCTTCTTGGACTGGCGTTATTGCCGATACAAACGCCCCTGAGGAAGATCACTGGTGGCCGATTATGTCTGGCGAAGTTCCAATCCCAGATCATATTCCGCGTGAGCAAGCTAAGATGCTGGTCAAACCGGATAACTGGTCTTTCTATACCCAGCCCTCTGGGATGGTTGAGAGGAAAGCAGAAGACGGAGAAATAGAAGACTATGATCCAAACCCAAAGGCTGAAAACACAAAGAACATGCTTAAGAGCTACTATCCTAACCTCATTCGAGGAAAGACTAAATCATGGATAGATGTTTATGTGATGAACCGATTGGGTCATATTCAAGACGGAAAGCCTGTATATCCAATGTTTGCATCCGAAGTTCACATAGCTCAAGAAGAAATACCCGTTGCTGCAAACATGCCAGTCTATGTTGGTGTGGATTTTGGTCTAACTCCTGCTGCGGTCTTTGGTCAAAAGGTAAGGGGGCGGTGGTTTCTACAGTCAGAAATTGTGGCGGTAGACATGGGCATCGTGCGTTTTGCCGAGGTTCTTAGAAATGAACTATCCACTAGGTTTGCTGCTGCCTCTGAGGTAATTATTTACGGCGATCCTGCGGGTGATTTTAGAGCGCAGACTGATGAATCGACTCCCTTTCACATTCTGCGCGGTGCTGGCTTGAAGGCGTTTCCTGCGCCTTCCAACTCTGTTGACCTCCGACTAGAGTCGGTTTCCTCCCAGTTGACGAAGATGGTCGAAGGTAAGCCAGCACTACTAATAGACAGGCGCTGCCCTCAGTTAATCAAAGGGTTTGAGGGCGGCTATGCCTATAAGCGCATGGAGGTAAGCGGCGAGAGATACGCAGATAAACCAGATAAGAATATGTTTAGCCACGTTCATGATGCGGCTCAGTATTTGTTTTTAGGTGCTGGTGAGGGAAGAGCTTTGATGAACAGCCAGAAGCCAGCCAAACCTGTGGTTGCTAAGCGTAACTTTGATGTATTCAGTAGAGGTGCAAAACAAAGAAACAAACCTAGCTTCTGGTCTAGGCTGTAGTTTTTTGTGCATTGATGTTTGTCGCCTTCTATGCTTACGAGTAAGAAACAAAGGAGATTGATATGTGTTTTGGTGGTGGCCCAAGCAAGGCTGAGAAAAAGGCTGCTGCTGAGCAGCGTGTCGAAGCTGATTTGGCAAAACAAGAAGAAGTTAAGAAAAAAGCAGAAGCAAAGCGAGAAGATATTTCTGAGGCTATAGATAGAAGAACTCAAAGACGTGGTATGCGTGGTGGTACTGGTAGACGTTCTTTGTTTAAAGCCGGTGGCGGTGGATTCTTGGGTAGGTTTGGCTAATGGCTGATATAGCAAAGCAATATATTCAAAGTTATCAAAAGGCAAAAGCCTTTCGTGAGAACTGGGTTCCGTTGTTCGAGGAATGCTATGAGTATGCTTTGCCTCAACGTGAGTCATTTTACTATGAAGAAGCTGGACAGCGCAGAGATGACAAGATCTTTGATGAGACTGCTGTGGTTGGTGTGCAAGAGTTTGCTAGTCGTTTGCAGTCTGGCTTGGTTCCGAACTTTGCGCGTTGGGCTGATCTTATGGCTGGCAGTGAAGTGCCGCCTGAGCAGCGTGAGGCTGTAGATAATGATCTCGATGAAGTAACCGAGTATGTATTTGAGGTTCTTCAGAACTCTAATTTCAGCCAAGAGGTTCATGAGTCATTCATGGATTTGGCTGTGGGTACTGGTGTCTTGTGCGTAGAAGAGGGAGATGCAATTAATCCTGTAAATTTCTCAGCTATACCGCTTCCTCATGTAGTCCTTGACACCGGTCCCGATGATAAGATCGATCACGTCTATCGTGAGCGAAAGAAAGTTAAGTTCGATCATCTTCCCATTATGTATCCCAAGGGAACCTTTGATCAGAAGGTTACTTCTTTAATGGGATCTGATCGTGAAACGACTGTGCTTGAGGTTGTTTGCCGAGACTACAAGAAGAAAAACGAAGAAGCTTACTTTCACTATGCAATCTGCATGACCACTAAGACTTTGCTTTACGCTAAAGAAATGACTGGTCTTGGCTCTAATCCCTTTGTTTGCTTTCGTTGGGGTAAATGCGCTGGTGAGATTTACGGACGCGGCCCACTTCTTAACGCCCTATCTGCTATTAAAACTACTAATCTTACTATTGAGCTTATTCTTGAGAATGCTCAGATGTCTATCTCTGGAATTTACCAGATGGAAGACGATGGCGTAATCAACCCTGACACGATTAATTTAGTGCCCGGTTCGATTATACCAAAAGCTATGGGATCTGCTGGCCTTCAGCCTATACAGGCTGCTGGTCGTTTTGATGTAGCTCAGCTTGTTCTTAGCGATATGCGTTTGAATATTAAACGTGCGCTATACAATGACATGCTTGGTAATCCTGATAGAACACCTGCGACTGCAACTGAGGTAGCAGAACGCATGGGTGACTTGGCTAGAAGAATGGGATCTGCGTTTGGACGTTTGCAAGCAGAACTCGTGCAGCCCGTACTTCAACGTGTAATATACATCTTAAAGAAGCAGGGCCGCATAGAAGTTCCTACAGTAAACGGACGGGAAGTAAAAGTCCGTTCTGTGTCTCCGCTTGCACAAGCTCAATCAAATCAAGACATTTCAAGTGTTGCTCGCTTCCTTGAATTGGTTGGTGGAGCCTTTGGGCCAGAGATGTTGCAGCTTCTAATTGACGGTGAACAAACGGCAATTCACCTTGCGAAAAAATTTGGTGTGCCAGAGAGCTTGATTCGTGACGAAGAACAGCGTAGACAAATAGCTGCATTAGCGCAGCAAATGGCGCAACAACAGCAAGGACAGATGATTGCCGAACAAGGTTAATATCGGATTAGATGGAATCCAAAGGGGTTCTGAAAAGGATGTTCAAATAAGTCAGAACATTTCTGAGATATTTAATACTTCTACGGGCAAGGAAGTTCTTCGCTACCTGCGCTCTATTACCATAGAAATGGTTAATGGGCCTAATGTGACTACGGAAGAGTTGCGACATATAGAGGGCCAGCGTTATATCGTTGGCCTAATAGAGCAACGTATTGCACATTCACATAGGAGTAAGAACAAATGAGCGAGAGCTTGATGGAAGGCAATGAAGCGCCAGCAGCAGAAGAGCAGCGTGACTTTGTTGTAGCGGAAGACAGCCAGCCAGAGCGCCCTGAGTGGTTGCCTGAGAAGTACAGCAGCGGTGAAGACTTAGCTAAGGCTTACAAAGAGCTTGAATCAAAGCTGGGAAATAAAGAAGAAGACATTCGCAATAAGCTTCTTGAGGAAATACAAACAGAAGCATTTGGGGATCGGCCTGATTCTGCTGGTGATTATCAGCTTCCTGATATTGTTGATGATGACCTTGCTGTAGATAATGAGTTATTACAGTGGTGGTCAGAGCATTCATTTGAAAATGGTTATGGACAAGAAGAGTTCCAGAAGGGCATTGAGATGTATGCTCAAGCCATTAATGGAAGCCAACCTGATCTTGAGGCTGAAGCTTTAAAACTTGGCGACAATGCAAATGACCGCATTCAAGCAGCGTCTATGTTTGCAAACAAGTTTTTCCCTGAGAAATCTTTGCCAGCTATCGAGCGCATGTGCGAAAGTCATGAGGGCATTCTTGCTCTTGAGGCAATTATGGAAGCAACTAAGGATGGATCTTTTTCTGATGGTGCCCAGCCAACAGGTCAAACAACTCAAGCTGAATTGGACCAAATGATGCAAGATCCTAGATACTGGGATAAGAATGACACTGCTTATGTTAAGCAAGTAGAAGAAGGCTTTAAGCGTCTTTATGGAGGTTAAAATCCTCAAGAGGGGTAAGTTCTACTTAACCCCTTTTACTCTTGACCATATTGATGAGGTTGCTGCCAATCTAAGTCATGAGAATATAAGAGAGCTTAAAATCCTTGGGCACTTGGATATTAAGCAAGCCATTACAGAAATGTACGAATGCTCTGAGTGTTACTTAGTTCGCAAGGAGGGTGAAGTATTTACTGCGGTTGGTGGCCTTTGGTATAACGAAGACCAAGATTACCCGCAGATGTTCTTTATGTTTTCTCATAGAATTAAAGAAAACTTTACATCTATAGCTCGTGGCTCAAAGATGTTGCTTAATTATTTAGAGCAAACGCAGCCTCAAATGACTATGACCATACTTGCTGATTATGAGATTATGGTAGACTGGGCGGTGTGGCTTGGCTTTGAGCCGGTAGGTGTAAGCATATCACCTCCGCATAAGTACGTTGATTTTGTGCGTTGCAATCCAAACAAAAAAAGTGTTTACGATGGGGAATTACGGCCCATAACGCACTGAAAGGCCCGAGAGGATACCCTTGTTGAAGTGAAAGAGTGGATACCCGTTGGCAACTGTAACTTCAAAATAGGACTGTAAAATGGCTAATACTATTGACCAAGCTTTTATCAAACAGTTTGAATCAGAAGTTCACATGGCATATCAGCGTATGGGTTCTAAACTCCGCAACACAGTACGCTCAACCAATGTGACTGGTTCAACTGCACGTTTCAAGTAATTGGAAAAGGCACTGCATCAACTAAAACACGCAATGGCGATGTTTCTACAATGGAACTAGCGCACACCAATGTCGAAGCGACTATGGCTGACTACTATGCAGCTGAGTATATCGACAAGCTGGATGAATTGAAAATCAACATCAATGAGCGTCAAGCTGTAGCGCAATCTGCTGCTGCTGCTTTAGGTCGCCAAACTGATGCTTTGATTGTAGCAGCTATGGATGCTGGTGCTAACTCAACTCAGATTGCTGATACAAGTGGAGCGCTTGGTAAAGCAGACCTTCTGACTTTGTTCCAAACATTTGGTGCAGAAGATGTTCCAGAAGACGGACAGCGCTACTTGGCTATGTCTCCTGCTGGATTTGCTGACTTGTTTAACATCAATGAGTTTGCTTCATCAGACTACGTTGGGGCGCAAAGCCTTCCGTTTGCTGGTGGCATGACAATGAAAGAGTTCTTGGGATTCAAGATCTTTTCAACTTCAGCAGTAGCTGGCGGTAAAAACTTTGCTTACCACGCTCGTGCTGTGGGCATTGGCATTAACTCTGATGTTCAAACCGAGCTCAACTATGTACCGCAGAAGGTAGCGCACCTTGCGACATCAATGATGTCTATGGGTTCTGTCGTTATCGATGATGACGGTGTATTTGAAGTTCTCGACAACAACTAATAGGAGGGGGGCGAAAGCCCCCTAACTTCTTATGCCAGCAAATACAGCAATCAAAGTATGTTCCCGCGCATCTATCCTAATGGGTGGCTCTCCTATCCAATCGTTTGACGAGGGTACGGTAGAAGCTGATGTAGTTGACGCTGTATATGAGGATGTTGCTCGCGCTGCGCTAACTAACTCAAGATGGCGTTTTGCTACCAATCAACAGCAGATTAGTAGACTCGTAGCGGCACCAACGGGTCGATTCGATGCGGCTTACCAGCTTCCGTCTGATCTTATTATGCTAAGTGCTGTAACAATAAACGATGAGCCTATCATCTATGATACTTATGGAGATAAGGTTTATTGCGATGCTAACGAGACTGAGGTTCTTGTAGCTGATTATATCTTTAGAGCAGACGAGGCTTACTGGCCTCCTTACTTTACAATGGCTGTAGAGTTCCAAGTTGCTGCCATGCTTTCTATTTCAGTTGCGCGTGATGCTCAGCTTGCTTCCTTGATGGAGCAAAAAGGTGAGCAGTTTTTAATGAGAGCGCGTAGACTTGATTCACAACAGCAAACAACTAAAAAGCTAAACACTTCGAGGTTTATAAGTCAAAGGCGTAGCTAATGCAGAAAGTTAGAGTAGCACAGAATAGCTTTCAATTTGGCGAGATTAGTGACTCTTTGATAATGAGAACCGATTCTCCTGTTTATTCTGCGTCAGCGCAGCATGTGGAGAATATGGTAGTTACCGCAGAGGGTTCAGTAAAAAAAAGATTTGGCCTAAAAAACCACCATGACTACAGCATAAACTATAACAGCGCTTATCCAGAGCAATCTCATTTATTTAAATTTGAGTTTGATGATAATGAGTCATACATTATATCAATTGGTCATGAAGAAGTTCGCTGTTTTTTCCTAGATAATTCTGGCACTTATACAACAGCTGGCAACTTGTATTTAGTGGAAACAATTACTCAAGACACAAGCAGCAACGATTTACCATTTGATCAGGAGTATTTACAAGAATACACTGTTGCTCAGTATGGTGATGCAATGTTTATTTGCCATCCCTTGTTTGCTCCTCGCATTCTAACCAGAACTGCATTGGATGCTTTTGAGATTAGCGTTTATAGCTTTGATGCTCGTGCTGATAATAAAATAACCTATCAGCCATACTCTACATTCCAAGACAATGGCGTAACCCTAGATCCATCAGCAATAAGTGGCAATGTTACGCTTACAACAAGCGAAAACTACTGGGTGCCAGATCATGTTGGCGTTACTGTTAGGTATCATGAGTCTGAAATTTTAATAACTAATTATGTATCAGCCACTACAGTTCAAGCTAGTGTAATTGATACCCTTAAAATACGCTTATCTGTTTTGAACCCGTTAAGAACGGCTGATGGCTCAAATCTTGTTGAAGTTAGTCACCTAAATCATGGCCTTAATGTTGGTGATGCCATTACAATTGAGGGCGCTAGTGCAACAGGTGGAATTAATACTTCTCAATTAAATGCTACTGATCAAGTTAGAGAAATTATAGATGAAAATACTTATACTTATCAGGCCGGAGGCACTTCAAATCTAAGTGAGGATGGCGGCGGTAATGTTAAAGTAGTTTCTCATGCTCCTATTCGGGATTGGGACGAGCAGTCTTGGTCTGCTGTTCGAGGCTATCCTGCTGCTGTTACCTTTCATGAAAACAGATTGTGTTTTGGTGGAACGATAGCAGAGCCAGACAATATTTGGATGAGTAAGATTGGCAGCTTCTTTAACTTTGATGTTGGCGAGGCTGCTGATGATGATTCAATTCAACTGGTTGCTGCAACGGGTGATGTAAATCAAATCAGATATTTAGTTTCCAACCGTGACTTGCAGGTTTTTACTGCGACTGGTGAATTGTATATACCTACTTACTTAAACCAAGCCATTACTCCAACAAATGCTCAGATAAGAAAGCAAACACCATATGGCTGTGAATTTCTTGGCCCTTTATCAATAGATGGTGCTACTATCTTTGCTGAAAAAGGTAAGAAGGGAATTAGGGAGTATCTTTATACTGAATCAGAAGAGGCTTACACATCAACTTCTATATCCGCTATAGCTTCACACCTTATAGATAACCCTAAGTATTTATCTGTTGTTCATAGTGGATTTGGACTACCGGATTCTTATGCTGCAATAACGTTAGGTACTGGCGACATTGCTTTATTCAGTTCAAACAGAGCAGAGAAGAGAGCTTCTTGGAGCAGAGTAACAACAGATGGTAATTTTTCTTCTGTAGCCTCTATTCACAATCGTTTGTTTGCTGACGTTTGGTATGATGATAAGTTGCAGTTATGTGAGTTTACGGACGAGTCTGGCTTAGATAATTATTTAAGTGCTACATACTTAAACACTAGCTTTGACGTAACACGAATAGAAGCTACGATAATAGATGGCTCTACTAGCGCAAAAATTAAATTTTATGGCGGTACAGAAGCTCAGCGCCCAGATAATAAATCCTTTATTATTCTTACTGGATTAACAAATTCTGCTTTCAGCAATCAATTTTCCGCAAAGGGTATATATCTTTCAAACCTAAATGACTCGCCTAAAGAATTATTTACAAGAGGTTCAAGCACTATTGGATCTACCACTACTTACTTTGTGACTTATAATTATACACTTGGATATACACCTAGCAGTGACTCTACGGTTGATTGGACTTCTGCATCTGGTGTTACTCTTTTTCCCAAAAGAATTTTGAATGTTGGAACAACTTATTCTTCTGGTGATACGGTTGATTTAATAAAGACTGATAATGGAAGTACATCTTATTCAACAGCAACTGTTTTATCTGGTGATACAAACTACATTGATTTGCTGACTCATACTCCTGATGACAATACAAAGGCATATGTAGGTAAGAAATTTGACATTAAGCTTGTGACTAATCCTGTTGACGTTTCTGCAGGAAATGGCCCTGCTACTGGATCGCTTAGAGGAATTACAAATGTTGTTGTTGATTTGAAGGGAACTAGCTCTTTAAAAATTAACAGTAGGTCAGTTAATGTTTTTGAGTTTACTGGCAAAAAAGAAATAAGATTACTTGGTTACAGTAGGAATCCTCAAATAACTATTGAACAGGATTCTCCACTAGAACTTCAAGTAAACGGATTAGTAGCGGAGTTAATAATCTAATGTTGCAACTTATTGGCGCTGGAATAAGTGCGATTGGACAGATAGCTGCCGGTCAAGCTGCTAAAGAATCTGCTGATTTAAATGCATTTAACATTAAAACAGATAAAGTTTTAAATGAAACTCAAGCAATGCAGCAAGCTAGAGCTAGAAAAGAAGAATATGATTTAGCCACTTCTGCTAACATTGCTTCATTTTATGCTTCTGGTCGGGATGTGGGCTCAGATAAAAGTGTTCAAGCCTTTCTTGAAAGACAGCAGGAATTAGTAGGGGATGATCTTGGCCGAATTGCTCGTCAAAAAAGTATGAATGCAATGAGGTCTGAAATGCAAGCAATGGCTGAAAAGCGCCGCGGCAGAAACGCTTACACCTCTTCATTGTTTAATGCAGCTGGAACTATGGCTCAGGGCATTTATGATTATGGAAAAACGTCTGCTACTGCTGACGGTGGAGAAAACTAAATGGCTGTGATTAGACAACGAACACAAGTATTTAATCAGCCTGTAGGTGTTGTTCGCACTGATGCTGGAAGTCAAGATATTGGTCGTGCAATTAGTAATGTCGCCTCTACGTTTCAAAACATTGCCTTTCGTGAGGCAGCCGAGGATGCTCAAAAAAAGGGTATAGAGATTGCTGAGGCTGTTGAGGAAAAGAAACTAAGGACTATTAATCCAGAGACTGGTAAGCCTGAGGCATTTAAAGCGCCTAAAGGATTTGGACGTATAGCATCTGCTGCATATCAAAGTGTTATTAATAAAAGATATGAAGACTCAATTGGTTCTGAATTAAGAATCAAAGCTCAAGAGATTGCCTTAAAATATCAATACGACCCTGAATCATATGATGATGTAATGAGTAATTACATTGGTCAAATGTCTAAGGGTGCTGAGGGAAGATACAAAACATTTGTTGAAACAACGGGTGCTAAATTCTTAGCGCTTACAAAGTTAAATATTCAAGAGCGCGTTGCTACAAGATCTAGACAGAATGCAGCCAACTCTATCTTAACTGGTCTTAGCGCAAGTCAAGACGATGCTTATAGCATTGCTCGCGCTGGTGGCTTTATTGCTCGTGAAAGTGAAGAGGTTAGTGAGGCTCAAGCAATACATGATAGAGAGTTTGCAAATGCTCAGAACGGTGTATCTTCTTCGCTTCTAAAGGTTGGCGCTGATCAAACGGCTTCACGTCAACTTAAACAATCTATTGCATTAGGTGCTGTTGAGTTTCTTCTTTCTGGCACTGCAAACAAATCAGAGCGAAATGCGATTGATCTTGCTATACGAACCCGCGGTAATCAGATGTCAGGATTGCCAAAGGGCTTGCGGGAAGAAGTTAAAAGTCTTTTGGCGTATGTTGAGCCAGCAAATATAGAAGCGGTTCTTAGACATAGCTCGGTTGTATCTAGCGATTACAATGCTGTTGAGCAGGATCAAATCCAGCAAGCGTCAAGCTTAGCAAAGTTAAAAGCAAGACAGGTAGAGCTTACTTTACCCGATACTATTGATACCCTTCTTACTACATCTAGTCTTAATGCGTCTGATGCCTTTGCCTCAGATGAAGCTTACTCTATACAAGCTGGCCTTAACTTAACAAATGATCTGTATGCAAATGTTCAGTCTAAGTTAGATCAACGTTTCTTATCTGATGAAAGCTATAGCAGATCAGAAAGAGAGGGTGACTTAAGGGATGCTCGCCAGAATCTTCTTCGCCCTTACTTAATTCAAGCGGCTGCTGAAGGTAATGTAGAAGAGTTTCGGATTGCATTAGTAAGCAATAATCCAGAAGACATGAGCAAGTTGTCATTAAAGCAGCGCACATTTATTTCTGAGATTTACAACACTGACTTTTTTGATCCCAATGAGGACACTGGGTTTGCTAGAGAAGTTCTATCAGCAAACATTAATCAAATTAGAAAAGACAGAGATAGAGATAACTTACGTCTTGATATTTATAATTCAGTAACAGAGGCCGCAACTGCTGCTGAGTCTGGCGCTCTTAATGATAAAGAATTTAATTCATTAGTGACTAGAATTAAAGGTAGTGTTGGTCCAGATGGCTTAACCGCAGATAAGGCTGCATCTGAATTAGCTCGTTTAAATAAGTTTAGAGCCTTTGGTGAGGTCACAACCTTTGCCGCTCGCGCTAACTCTCGCAGCCTTAATAATCTTGCTGCATATATAGACAGCCGAGGTAAGCGTGAAGGCATGCCAGATAATGTAGTCGCTGCTGGCAATCGAATCTTAGAAACCACAGATGACGTTGATGCTGTCGTTAGTAAAATTAATGGGCTTAGATCTACAGTAGCTTCTGAAGAAACACAGATGAAAGAAGCAATTGAGCTTCAAAATAACTCTATTCGTATTCTTGCTGGCGGTGGAAATGCTAACGAAAAAGCTGACAGAGACATTGTTCAGGAAATTCTGGACAATGCTGACATTGACTTAGCGCAGTTTGATCAGCTTCCCGATACACAACGGGCTGCTGCGCTTTCTATAATGAGAAGCGCTCCACCACAGGGATTAATAACTAATTTAGATAGAATTAGTTCTGGATTAAAAGTTCCTAATGCAGAGCAGTATTTAGATTTGTTTTCTGTTTTATCCAATACTCCCACTGGGACTGGCACTTTTGTTAGTACGTTTGGGGATTCAATAAAAAATCCTCAACTTCTAACTGATATACATGAAATAAGGTTGATTACTGGTCAGAGCGTTAATGAGATTGCAATGGACTTAATTGAGAGGCAGCGTGATCCTAAGTCTAAACTTAATATGGATGTGGTTTTAGATAAGATGACGCCAACTGCATATGCTCTAAATCAAGTAGATGATCCTATTATTGCTGAAGAATTAGCGTCTGTGGTTGAGTATATGGCGCTTACTGGAAAAAGTGCATCGCAGATTAACTCTGTGTTAAGATCAACTGTTAATAGCAAGTATGCAAAGAGCCGTTTTATTGCTGATCCGCGCTTTCCTGCTGGCTCAATCAAGAGATCACGTTATTCTTTACAGGCTGTATTTCCTGAAAAAGATGATCGGAATGCATTTATTACTAGAGTAAATGAGCAACTTCCATCTGGTTATAGTCTTATTCCAAACTTAGATGCAGATGAAAAACGTGTAATGCTTGTGCCCGATGAAAGCACTGCTGGCTTAAATTACTTTGCTTACTTTGTAGATGAGGGGGAGGAACTGCGCCCATTGATTATTGAGCAAGATGGTCAACCTATGTGGCCTACATTTGATCGTAGTGACATTGCAGATCATATGGCTAAAAAAGCAAGTGAGCTTGATGCTAAGCTAAAAAAACAAGAGGCTAGACAGCAAGAAATATTTAAAATGCAAGAGCCTGATTACATCGAAAAAAAGTACGAAGAAATTAATAAAGGTCTCTTGGAATGAAGAATGGGCTGACGGCATTAAGAGAAATTGAAACAGGGCAGGGAGTAAGACCTTTGCCCGATGTTTCTTTTATGAGGACTGTTGGCGCATCACTAGCTTATAAGTATGATCCATTACTAGACAGAGCTAAGGAAACAGCTCGCTTTCCTTCTTTGCCTCAAGATGGATACAGGGCAATAGACAATATTCCTGATGATATGAAGCAGTATGGCTCGACATTGCTTAGAGCTACAAGCCAACAGCATATGGAGTTTTTGGTTCAAAACTTAAGAGATGGATTAAAGACACGCCAAGATCTTTCTAGATCAGGTATTATACCACAGTTTGCTGCGGAACTGTTTGATCCTATTAACTACATTGGTATTCCGTTTGCTCGTGCTGCAACCTTTGCTGGCGCTGCTGTTAGAGGTGGTGCATCTACCGCTGCTGTCGTTGCTGGTCAGGAGGCTATTCGTTATCCGCTTGATCCTTTAGCTACAAAAGAAGAGGCTGCATTAAACATTGGTGCTTCGTTTGTTCTTGGCGGTGCTATTAGTGGCTTGGTCACAATCCCAATGCAAAGAAGGATTGCCGCGCAGAAGTCTGCTGAAGAAGAGATAGCTAATCTGCAGAAACAGATTGAGCCAATAGAAGGTGAGCCTGTTGCTGAGATAGCACCAAGCCTGTTTACTGACTCATGGCTATACAAAGGAGTAACTACTCCTATGAAACGTATTCTTACTGATGACAGCATCCCGAACTCAGTTAAGTTGCGTACACTCAAAATAGCTAACGACTCTGGCATACTGC